CTGGCCGGTGTCGTTGAACCTCATTACCTGACCAGTGTCAAGATCCTTGGCAACAAGGCAGTGGAGATGCGTGAGACCCTGGCGTGGAAGGCCATTGGTCTCGATGTCGAAGATCAATCTCAAGGCACTTCCTCAATAGTAGATGACTGCGGCGTGGGGCGGCCCCAGCGGGCCAAGACGGCGCGGGCAAATGGAATGGCCTGTGTCGGCTCCCCGTTTACAGGCCAGAACTCAGCAGCGAGCTGGAGGAGCTGGCGCTGAGTCGGCCCCTCCGGCTCGGGCTGGTCCAGGGCGGCGCGGAGAGCTATCACTTGGGACAGGTTTTCCCGTCTACCAGCTCCCAGCCACAAACAACACGCCTCCAGCTCCTGGTCGGCGCCCCAGCGGGCGGCTTGGGTGGCGATGTAGAGGAGGGAAGCCTCGTTTGCTTCAGGGCACTCGTTGTACCACTGCTGCACCAGCTCCGGCGGTGGGGTGAGGGGGTGTTCAGAACGGGTCATCTTCATCAGGTGCGGTGGAATTGAAAGCAGCCAGGGCATCCTCACGCATACGACCGGTTGAGGTGTCGAAGCAGATGGTGCCGGCTGGCCCTGTTTGACCGTTGAATCGGTTCTTCAGAACGCGGATGTTGCTGTGGTCTTCTCCTGCTGAGAGGTTCCTTTCAAGGGCGATCACCATGTCCGAGAGCTGGACGATGGAGTGCGAGCCCCTTAGCTGGCCGAGACTGACCTGCTGCCCGTCCTCATGCCCCTTGTCGCCCTGAGGGCGCTTGAGATGGCTGATGAGAAGCATCCCAACGCCAGTCTCCTCCACAAAGGATCGAAGCTTGGTCATGGTCACATCTATAAGCTTACGCTCATCGTGGGACTCATTACCAGACATGAGAATGGAGAGGTGATCCAGGATAATCCAACCCACCTCTTTGGCCATAGCCATGAAGCGGCAGTCGCTGAGGATAGCCTCTGGGTCGACCGATCCGAAGCCGTCCCGAAGGAAGACCCGGCCGGTGCCCAAGGAAGCATTGAACGCTGCCTGAAGCTCCTCCTGAGGTGCCTCGTTGTTGAGGTGAAGGGCCCGGTTGGCCTTGACCGACATGAGGCGAAGGGCAGTCCTTTGCAGGCTTTCTTCGAGGGCAATGTAACCGACGCTGTGGCCTTGGTCGACCAAATGCTGAGCTACCTCACCACAGAACGTGGACTTGCCAACACCGGACCCTGCGGTAACGGTGACCAGCTCGCCTTTTCTAAGACCACCAGTGACACTATCAAGAGCAACAAAAGGCCAATCAGCGTCCCGACCATGTAGTGGCCGAGTAGCCAGATCGAAAAGGTCACGTCCGTCGATAACTGTCTTGGGACTGTACCGTTTTTTGTTCCATAGGGCCTGTCGGATAGCATCAGTGTCCCTGGCCACAAGGGCCTCGTTCGCATCTTTGTATGGATGCGTGTTGGCGATGAATAGCTTGTCGTGTGGGAAGAGGGTCGCACAGTCTTGTGCTGCCATCTGTCCAGCATCGTCACTGTCGAACAACAGAACGATCTCCTCAAAGCCGAGGAGCCACTTAAGCTGGTGTTGGAGTGCCTTCTTGGCTGCCTGAGCCCCGTTTGGAAGGCTCACGACGGGCCACGTAGGGCGGGCCTGGTAGACGGAGAGGCAGTCGATTTCTCCCTCGGTGATCACGATGCTCTTGCCCTGGCCCCAAAGTTGCTGACCAAAGAGCGTGTGATCTTCGTTCTTGCCCTGCCACTTGAAGTCCTTGTCGGTGTCCCGGCTCTTGAAGGCGACCAGTTGGCCGGTCTGAGAGTAATAAGGAAACCTTATGGTTCTAGTGGAGGAGTCATAACGAACATTGAACTTCTTGCAGGTCTCCTCGGTGATGGCCCTGGTCTTGAGGGGGATGATGTCCCCAGTGAAGTCCATGTGGATGCGGGTGTTGTAGGTGCGGCTTGTGATCTGCTCACCAGTTGGCCCGGTGTGGTAGCCGCAGGAGAAGCAGTGCTCATGGCCGTCTGTGTAGAGGCTGTTGGCATCACTACTCCCGCAGCTAGGGCAGGGTTGGTGGCAGACGAACTCAGAGTCGTCTATTGGAACCATTCGTCAGGAATGTTGTGGGCCGCTGCCCAGGGGAAGCCATTCTTCTCCGCCCAAGCAGCGTAGGTGGTTTTTGATTCCTTTGACAGGGTGTTGTGCGGCTGTTGGAACACCAGGCGAATATCGAGGTGAGGGTGGGCCTTCTTGACACACAGCATTTTGCGGCGGTCTTCAGGCTTGAACCACCCCTTGGCCTCGATGATCACCCCGTTTGGCAGTACAAAGTCAGGAGTATAGACAGCTTCCCAGGTATAGGAAAGCTTCATCGACTCGTACTCAAACTGGTGCCCATTCAGTTCCAGCCACCGGGCCAGCCTTTCTTCAAGCCGGGACCGGTACTTTTTCATCAGAAGGGCACGTCGTCCTCGTCATCCTCACCGAAGTCACCCTCGGCAGGGGGCTGGTAGTTGGGGCTGTTGGCCTTGAAGCCCTCGGTGGTGCCAAAGAGAGCAGCCACGTCCTCGGCCTCAAGCTCACCAGAATCAGAGCCGCCACCAGAGGAGACCAGCTTGATAACCTGGGCGCCACGAACCTTGAAGCTGGATCCGGCCTTGCTGGCGTAGACGTAGGGTTTGACATCCACGATCAGCTTGACCACGGTACCCTTCCAGATTTGGGTATCAAGGTCGATGGGCTTTCCATCAGTGTCGACCCAAGGAAACATAGGGGTGGAGTTGTCACCGCCATAGGAGTACTTGACCGAGCCGTCCTCCTCCCACTTGGGAAGGGCCTTCTCGTGGCGCTTGCCTCCGAACTTGTTTGCCCCCCAGGCCAGGCACTTGTCGTGCTGCTCATCAAAGTCAGGCAGCAGCTCAGGGGGAATCTTGAAGGAGATGGTGCAGTTGTTGAACTTCCCACTGGGTTTGAGGGCGTTGATGTAGCCCTCCAGGGTGGTGGTGAAGATAAAGCGGCCGTCAGCCATAGGTGGTTTGTAGGTGATGATGGTGTGGTGCGGTGTCACTTCTCGTCGAAGAGTTCGGTGTCCTCCTCAGGAAGATCAGCCAGGTTCACAGCGTCGACAGCGTCATCGACATCAAAGTCAGGATCCAGCAGAGCAGCCCCTCCTTGGGCGTAGGCCTCCAGACAGGCTTCGATGCCCATGCCACCAGAAGCAGCAATCACAAAGGCGCCGGTGCCAATCTGATCAGCCAGGTACTCAAAGAAGTCCTCGTCGTCGTCACCCTGTTCGGTGAACTCATCGTAAAGGTAGGCAACGACATCCTCTGTCCAGCCAGTCAGCTCGATGGCTTCTTGAATCGGGTTGCTCATGTTCAGCAGAAAAGGTAGGTGGAATCGAGTGCGTCCCTGATGTCCAGGGTATTGATCATGACCTCAGGGTCAAAGCTGACACCTAGCTGGCGTGCCCAGTCCTCAAGGATCGGCTGAGAGTACATCTCAACAAAGACCTCACGGATCCTGGTGTTTGCCCAGTCCAGATCGCAGGACCGCATAAGGATGCAGTCGTGGATCAGGGTGAAGGGCAGCTCACAGTCGGCGTAGGTGATGTGTAGCAAGGCGGAGTCCATGCTATGCACGAGATTTGGGGCTGACCCACCCCTGTGAGCCTTGCGGTCGATTGCCAGCTCATCCCAGGGCCGAAAGACACTGGTCTGAACGCGGGAACCGAGCAGCTTGGTGTTGACCCTCTCCATCTCAGCGATCCGGCAGTCCTGCCTCACGGTGAATCCAGAAGGGGTGACCCAGGAGACCACTGGGTGGCCTTGGTCGACGTGCTCCACAGCAGCCCGTTGGATGTACCCCATGGCGTTGATAGGACCAGGGATGACCGCAGGGATGGCCTGCTGGAAGATAGCCCTAGTGACCAGACCCAGCTCAACAGGAGACCCATCCTCAAAGGTCTTAGGAAGCTCCTCTCGGATGTAGCCCCTGGCGCTGTTCATGGTGACCCCATAAGGAGTGGTCATCACGGTGCGCTTGGTCACTTTGCGGTTCATCAGTGAATGGTAGGCCTCAGGAAGAAACTCCTTGGCTTTCTCAGCCACCAAGGCATAGGCATCGGTGGGTTTATGGGTTGGAACCACGTTGACCATTTGGGCAGCCGACAAGTCCCTGGTCATAGCACTGAGATGCTGGAGACCAGAGCAGGTGGCATCAACTGACACAGGAAGACCAGAGGTTGACCTAGTCTTCTCGATCACACAGTCGTTGTATTCGACACATGCAGCAAAGAAGCAAAAGGGCTCCTCAGCTTGCGACCAATCAGACATATTGTCCAATGGGTCTTTGGCGATTCGAGAGATCAGGTCGTGGTTGTCCCTTGTCCAGGCTTGTCTGTCCTCCATGGTTGCTTTGTCAAGACCCCAAGTAGTGGCGACCTGAAAGGCAAGCCAATAGGGGTTGACCTCTCCCTCTTCAGCAAAGAGAAAAAGGCTTTTGTCAAAGTCAGTTCCTTGAGGACTGAGGCTTGTGACCAAAGGGTAGACCCTTCCCCTGAAGTCAAATGACCAGGGAATCCAGAATGCTTCTTCGTCTCGATACTTGTTTGCTACAAACAAACATTCTCTAGTTCGATAGTTCTTCTGGGAGATCGAGGCATTGTAATCCTCAATCTGGGTTCTCATCCTCTTGTACTCGGTCTTGGATTCCTCTGATGCTGTCTCCCAGTCGGGCTTCAGCGGAGGATCAAGAGGGTTCAAGTTCTTGAAGGATCCAAGGGTCAGTCGCTGCTCTGCCATCTGGTTGGCCACCTCCAACACGCGGGTGTTGATGCGATAGGGAACCTTCTGGAGAGTGTTCAGCATCTGGAGGGCTTTGGTCCCTTCCAGCAATGGTGAGCAACCTCCTCGGGCCTTGGACCTGATCAGGCGGTGACCATGGCGCAGCTCCGCAGTCAGGAAGCCCCCTTTGGCCTTGTCAGACCAGTCGTTCGGCTCACACAGCATGGGCCAGTGACAGGCTGCCAGGGCCTCTGCCTGTTGAAGCATGGCCAGGCGGGCCTCTAGGAACTCCTTGGTGGGCCTTAGGCACTTGATCGTGGGCCTTGCCTTGCCACTGGTGAACCCGCTGTTGTTGATCCAGTCGTAGGCCTCATACCAGCCTGTGGCGGTGATCAGCCTGTCAATCAGCCAGCCCCCGATCTTATGGGATTGAAGCGGTGTCCACTTGGGAACCTCAGCGTTGACCTTCCGCATCTTGACCCGAAAGCTGTTGACACGGTTGATGTAGCCTTTGTGCTTGTGCTGGAACCTCAGAACGGATTGATAGTCTTCGGCATACTTATCATGGAAGTGGCTGAGGACAATCTCATCACGGATGAAACGACCAACAGCAGTACAGGCTTTGCCGTAGGTCATCCGCTTCTCAACAAGATTCAAGTCAAGAAGAACCTTGGCGGTGATAAGAGCAAGGGTGCCGGGGTTGGCCTCCTTAATCATGACCACGCTGGCAGCATCCTGGGTAGCCCAGCCAGAGGTGATCCGGCTGAGCTTGGATGCGATCTCCTCAGTGATGGCAGAAAGCCCAACACGAAGAAGGGCGCTGCCATAGACTGTGGAAGACGCATAGTCCCTGTCCTCTGCAACCTTGGTGCGTTCACGGAGCCTGGCTTCGCCTTCTTGCTTGGCTTCAAGCTCTCGCTGGAATTGGCGAGCGAGTTGCTTAGGTGTTGGCATCTAGAGCTGGTAGTTGTCCTTGGTCAGTCCGAGAATACGTGTGCAGGTTTTGGGCGTTGCTCGGTCAACAGCCCTACGCCACATGTCAAGAGAGGCTTGTGATTCCTGGTCAGGGTAACGAATACCCTCACCATCAAGAAACTCATAGAGCCCATTGATCACCTTCTTTGGATCATTCCCCCGCTGAATCAGACACACTGCTGCTGTCTTCAGCTCCAAGGTCAGGGCCATCGAGTGATGGAAGCTCAGCGGTGTCGGGGAAAGAACGAACGACACTGCGCTCAGAATCGGCAGGGATGGGTGAGCCATAGTGAACAACTCGACGGGTGTGACGGGTGATCAGGATTTGAGACAGGACTTGAATGAGACGCTGTACTTCTTGGACCTCATCCTCAGCCCCATCCAAGTTAAGTTGCGCCTTAAGAACCTTAACAGGATGCGGACCATCAGAGTCATCCGATGAGTCATCATCATCAGCCTCCAAGACATCCGCATGAGCATTGCATCGCGCACCAAGATCAATGAGGTGATCCATTGATTCATGAAGCGCCTCGTAGAGCAGAGCATCGTAGTCGGGAAGCTCAGGCAGAAGGAATGACACGGTGTTGTTTCTGACGTTTGGTGCGGTTGTGGGCGGTGTAGGCAAGCATGATAGAGAGACCACGCTTGTCTAGGTAGCTGTACTGCTTCAAATCATTCCACTTGGCCAGCTTGCGGAGTTGCCTCCAGGTCAGGTGGTCCTCAAGAATACTAGCCAGATCATCAGCATCAAATGCAGAGACCTCAATCACTTCCATTCTGGGTGTCTGTGAATAGAAACGGCGTTTGGGTTGATTCCAGGAAACAGCTCGATGGCTGCTTGGATGGCATCATCACGACCCCGAGCAACAAGAAGAAAGGGTTCAGGGCTGTTGGGAATGATGACCTCCCAGGTGGTTAGGTGTTTAGCATCCATCACTGTCCTTTGAAGGAAGTCTGAAGCAGTACTCAAGGTGCGCTGCAGACAGCTCATCGCGGAGCTTGAGAAGGCGCCTATCACCGCTAATGGCAGCAGCCCTGAAGAGTTCAACGACCAGCACTCGCTCTTGGTTGGATAGGGCATGTGATCCACCTCTGCGGATCTTCTCAAGAATCGAACCAAATTGAAGCTTGCGGGGGTCGAAGTTGTCACCAGATGATGGACGTCGGCTAAGAGTGCTGGGCATCAGACAAGCTCAGGAAACGAGGTGAAGGAGTTGACCATAACGGCCTCTTGATCAAAGCGTTTCTTATACGAAAGGGCAATGCCGTACACAGTAACCCCATCATCATAGTCGCTGCTGATGAAGGTAAGCACCCGGCAAGGCTCAGGCTCACCGTTCCAGAATCCAAGGGTGTCGCTGATGCTGAAGCTATCAAGAAGGGGAACGACCTCCTCAGTCAAGAATAGATTAAACTCATCCTCGGTGATAGGTGTGTTACCATCCTTGTAAAGCCCAAAGGTGATGTTGTAGGTGGTTGCGGTGCTCATTTGCGGTAAACAAAGGGAAGGTAATAGGGCTTAGGCTGTTTGCGGTTTGTGGTTTTACCCACAGGTGCCTGCTTCTTTGCTTTGTCCGAGCTGTTCTGTGCTGACGCCATGATGCACGTTGAGGTTAATCCGCAGGAGAATGAGCTTCGCTTGAATCGAGCCGATGTCGGCATCATCAAGCTTACATCCGCTGTGGCAGATGCGCTGGAGGTCATCCAGTAGACGGAAACAATCCTTCACCATAAGGGGAAGGGCAAGCATCTTCTCACGGTTCACCTTGGAACAGTGGATCTCATGTTCCAACGTGGCGTAGGCCTTCATGCGCTCCTTGAAGGTCGGGCTGTTCCAGAGGTTGGCAGCGTCGGCAGAGGAATGAACAGTCATTTGTGGGGGCGATACTCAGGGCTTTGCTTGCGGATCAGGTCAGCGACCCACCCGGAAAGGTGACCATGGCGAGGATCCACAGGACCAACGTAGGTCACCTGAGAGGGCTTTAGCGGTGTGTGGGCCACACGGCTGGCGTGGGCCCTTGCGAGCAACGACATCTGTCAAAGGATGGGGTTCACGTGAAGATCAGCCAGGAGGGCAATCAGGTCGGACTTGCGAGCGGCACGGTAGGTCTTGCTGGGCAGGCCAAGGGTGACACACGTGGCACGGAGATCCTTGACGGTCAGACCCTCCAGGAGAGAGGCATAGTCGACAGGAGCTGTGGCCTCAGAGGCAGGAGGAAGGTAGGCAGGCTCAGATCCAACAAGCCAGGCCAGGAAGTGAGGCCAGGCACGCAGGACCATGACGTGGACGATGGCGGCCATGTAGAGGCCGGCGGTGATCAGGTGACGCATGGTGGTTGCGATGCGAAAGGGATGAGGGTGTGACACCCCGGCCCGAGCTGAACGGGCACCAGGCCAAACCTGGCAGGGTGAGGGAAGGGCGGGCAGGTGATGGCCCGCATGTTATGCAAAGCCCCCCGTACTATCACGCGCCCGGAGGGAGGCGATGCGCCGGGTTTGTCGGGCCAGGCGCGGCCCCATCTATTCATTCCCTCCATCTTGGCCCCAGCTCTGCATCCGGTAAAGGTGCGAGGCCCTGGGGTTGGTTTCGGGTATGTCCTGTGATCAGACTAAAGACAGGTCAGGTTGGTGCCAAGCCCAGTTAACAAACATTCATAAACTCGGCCAAGGATACACGCGACAGGTGAGGCTTGTGAATCAAGGCACAGAAGAAGGGGGGCCGTAGATGGGTGACCCCCCATGTGTTTGCTTAGAGGATGCCTTCGCTCAGCAGCAGACTCAGACATTGCTTGCTAAGGCGCTGCTCTGGAAACTCTCCGTCCCAGATGCTTGCGGCTGCCTGACCGATCACCTCAGAGGCCAGCACCTGCCAGATGATGGGCGGGGCGGTCCAAAGGTGACCGATGGTGGTGGCCAGCTCACCAGTCAAGGAGTCATCAGCCCCCAGGTGGGCATGCATCGCATCATGGATGGCACGGAGCATCAGATTCTGACGCTCAGTCATCAGCTCAGCTACTGGGGCAGTCCCCAGAGTCGACACCGGAAGGAAGCGCAGCTCACCAGGAAGAACAGGAAGGGCCAGGGCCTTGACAGCCTCAGTCAGTGACACCTCACGTTCGACAAACTGAACACGGATACCACGGTTGATCAGGCCAGCCCACTCCGTCTCCAACCACCCATCAAAGGCGGCCTTTATCTCTGGGGTCAGCTGGATCTCATCGCCCATATGAAAGGCGGCTGCCATGGTGGGCAGGAAGGTTGGGTCAGCCGTAACGGCTGCGGCTT